GACGAAACGTCTCTAATCTCCACAACGGCAATCAGCGCGTCAGCCAATAGCGCGAATGTAATCTACTCGAATACGGCGAGGACAAATGTTCCTTTCCGCGTTGTTGGCTTCGTCGCGTCGACACAAAACACGGCTGGAACGTGGGCCACTGCGCCGACTCTGGTACAGGGGTATGGCGGGCAAGCAATGTCCGCGATGCAATCTTTTGGATTTGGACAGACTTGGCAGAATTTAACTGGCAGCCGGACTAGTGGCGTAACGTATTACAACACGACGGGCAAGCCTATCCAAGTGAGTGCGTGGGACAACGTTTCTGGAAATCTGTCTGGGTATCAGACTATTGAAATCACCGTGAATGGTGTTCGAGCAGCATACACAAAAATGTATCTTGCAACGGAGGCCAGCACGGTATTCTGCTCAGCCGTTGTGCCGCCGGGGGCTTCATACATCGTCACCATTTCTGGCGTCTATAACCAGCTTGTTGTCACTGAACTTCGTTAAGAGGCAATGATGAAATACTACAAAGATACAAACAACCTAATTCATGCCATAGAAGAAGGTTTTGAGTACCTGCTCCCCGCCGGCTGCGTCGAAATCACCAAGGATGAGGTGGATTCAATTGTCAATCCGCCACTGCCGCCAAAGACGCCAGAGCAGATTGAAGCGGAATTTGTTGCAGAAGTCCAATCTCGCCTTGACACCTTCGCGCGTACTCGCGGCTACGACGGAATACTCTCGGCGTGCACCTATACAGCAAGCGTGAACCTAAAATTCTCTTCCGAGGGGCAATACTGCGTGCAGGCACGCGACGCGACGTGGGCTAAGTGCTATGAAATATTGGGCGCAGTCCAGTCCGGAACGCAGCAGACCCCGACGTGGGAAGAACTCGAAGCCGAGCTTCCGGTATTGGAGTGGCCGAATTGATCCTGTTCACCATTGCCCGACGAATGACCAAATGTGATCATCGTGAACAAACTGAGTTATACCCCAACTTTTGAGCCATTCCCTTGGTACAAGAAGATCAATCCGTTGTGGTGGGTTGGGAATTCCAATGACGGTATTCGACCGGCCGATTACATGCCAACTTCCTCGGCATGGTGGGCGACGATCTGCTGGTTCTTCCGCAATCCGTTTCACAATCTTACGTTCTACGTGATCGGATTTTGTGACCGCCCGGGCATGACCTACGGCAGTGAACCAGGGAACGTGTTTGCGTCTTCCGGCTCAGGGTGGCTATGGACCATCACCGTTGTCTATGGTTGGCTCCCGCTGCCGTTCGTCAGCCACATCGGGAAGACTTGGAAAATTTACGCCGGCTGGCGGTCTTTGGGCGGTTCATTTGGCCTCAAGCTCCAGAGGAATAGGGGATGAATTACACCATCAGACTGGCCCTATGGATCGTTCTGCTTTGCGTTGCCCCGATCCGCTACCTTTGGGCGTCATGCATCGTTCTGTCTGGCGGAGATCGCGGTTGGCAATGCCTGATCGCCGAGGATGAAAGCTGGAACGTACCGTGGGGAGGGAAGGCTTCAATGACCATTTCGGCGCGGGCCGAATACGCTAGGCAACGTGGGGTCAAATGGGGGTGCTGGCTCTGCAAGTTGCTCGATTACCTTCAGCCGAATCATTGTAAAAACGCAATTAAATAGTGTAAAGCATGGACCAGACTACTATAGATATAGCGATAGCCCTTGCCAACGTGATCCTAGGGGCCTATCTCAAAGCGGCTTGGGATTCCCTGAAGTCATTGCAGGATGCCGACAAAAACCTTGCCGAGAAATTAGCCTCCGTTGAAATACTCGTTGCGGGGCAATACGTACATAAAAATGATTTCATGAAATTGTCCGATGCACTCTTTGCCAAGCTGGATAAGATAGAAGACAAACTCGATGGAAAGGCTGACCGATGACCGGGGACTTTGATCGTGCTTTTGCCATTGTGGTCGGGGTGGAAGGGGGCTACGTCAACGACCCGAACGATCCGGGTGGGGAAACAAAATGGGGCATCAGCAAGAAGGCTTACCCGACTCTGGATATTGCCAACCTGACGGAGGACGACGCCAAGGCAATCTACCTGCGCGATTACTGGGATCGGATGCAGTGCGACGACATCCCTTGGCCATTGAGTCTGTATATATTTGATTGTGCGGTCAACCAAGGCCCTATCTCCGCTACACGATTATTGCAGAGTGCTGTTGGCGCGCAGGTTGATGGCGTACTCGGACCGCTGACGATGCGCATGGCGGCACAAGCTACTCCAGACCAGGCGGCTAACTTCATGACCCTTCGTGTGTTCGCCTACATGAAACTCAACACCTGGTTGAATTATGGCCGGGGGTGGATGAATCGTTTGTTCAAGGTCGCAAGCGCGGCCTAATCTAGGAGCATGAATATGAGCTTTGACCTAAAGACTGCTATCGGTTCCATCGCCCCGGCCTTGGCTACCATGCTCGGTGGCCCGCTGGCCGGAACTGCCGTGGCAGCACTGGCGCAGGCATTCGGACTCAGCCCTACCGCCTCGCAGGAAGACATCACAAAAATCATCCAGGGCGGCGGCATGACGCCGGACATCATCGCTCAGGTACGCTCTGCAGACCAGAAACATGCAGAAATCATAAGCCAGCAGGGCATAGACCTGGCTAAGCTCAACGCCGACCACGAGGCCGCGCTTGCCCAGACAGACGCAGCAGATAGAGACTCCGCCCGGAAGAGGGAAGAGATCGTCAAGGACTGGACGCCGAGCCTGCTGTCCTTCGCCATCACCTTCGGGTTCTTCGGCATTCTCGGATTCCTGCTGCAGTACCAGCCCCCGACAGGTAGTCGGGACGTCCTCAACATCATGCTAGGCGCGCTGGGCACAGCCTGGATTTCAGCAATATCCTACTACTTTGGGTCGTCGGCTGGGTCGAGCGACAAGAACAAGATTATCCTGTCGCAGGCAAAATGAACTGCCCGCATGATGCCCGGATGTGTCCGTGCGTTTTGTGGAGGCGTTGCGGCATTATCCACCACAGCCGAATGGGTCGGTCTGCTGCGGCTTGATCCTGGTAACATCAGCCGTTATCGGCTTGATCGAAGCCTGCGCATCTTTCACGCAGCACTTATGCACCTTCTGCTGGTGGCCGAGTTGGTCTACCACCGTCGTAAAGAATGGAAGTTTCAATTTCGACCCGCACCACCAGCAAAATGATTGCGTGGAGTTACTCCCATTCATGCCGCTTTTGCCCTCCGGCGTCATAAGCCACCTCGTCGCGCGTCCTCAAACCCGATCAGCAGGTCGAGAAAGTGGCGGGCCTTCTCTAAATCCTCAACCCCGTTCTTCTTGCGCCACCGGCTCACATACTTGATGACGCAGCCTTCAAAATAGCCGATGCCGTTTTTGTGGATGTACTCGACCGGTTGGATCGCCATGTCCTTGTAGTGGTTGCCACCCACTTGGGTGGTGAGGGCTCCGGCGTATTCGGGTTGTTCTTCGCTCATCTGTTTCTCCTTTTCATAGCTTCAAGTAGTAGGTCTTGCACCTCGCGCTTCGATTCGCGGCGGGCTATAACAAGCTCGTCCACGGTGTCGGCGGCGACGATGTGGTGGATAAACACCGGGCGGTCGTGCCCGGCTTGCGCTTGGCGCGTGGGGCCAATGCGTTCGATGATCTGCTGGAACTGCTCCAAGTCCCACCAGTGGCCGAAGAAGGCCAGGATATTGCCGCCGTCCTGTAGGTTCAGCCCGTGCCCGGCGCTGGCCGGGTGGGCGAACAAGACCGGGATCTTCCCGGCGTTCCAGTCGCGGATGGTTTGCGGGTCTTTGTCCAAGGGGCGGCCTCCGGGGAAAGCGCGCTGCAGGCGGGCGAGATCACTCTTGAAGTGATACGCCACCAGCACCGGCATACCGGCCGCTTCCCCGATCACGTCCTCCAGCGCTTGCAGCTTGGCGTCGTGAATCTCGGCGAAGGCGCTGCACGTGTCGTCGGTATAGACCGCGCCGTTGGCGAGTTGCAAGCATTTTATAGTCTTGCTGGCCGCGTTAAGGGCTTCCACCTCGGCGCCGCATTCCAGCGCGAGGAACATCTCGCGCTCCATATCCTTGTAAAGCTGCCGGGCTTTGGCCGGCAGGTCTACGCGGATGACGTTCACGATAGGCTCGGAAATGTCGAAGTAGTCGCGCGCGTCGAGGGACAGGCACAGGTCACGCATGCGGTCTTCGATCTGCTCCTGGGCGAACGGCAGCGGTTCAAGGCGCACGGCATGACGGTCGGCGCCCACCTGGATGGACTGGAACCATCTGGCCTTGAATGCCTCGAAGCTGCGCCCCAAGCGCACGCCCTTGTCAAGGAACCAAGCCTGGCCCCACAAGTCCTGCAAACCGTTCGGGCTGGGCGTGCCGGTCAGTTCGGTGAAACGGTCGACCTTGCAATGGGCTACGCGGGCAAGCGACTGCGCGCGTACCCCACCCTGGCGCAAGCGGAATGACTTGAGCTTCGTGCTCTCGTCGGCCACCACTTTACGGAACGGCCACTTGTCGCCGAAGTGCTCGACCAGCCACGGCAGGTTGTCGTAGTTGGTGGCGTAGATCGTCGCCGGCCGCTTGAGCGCGGCGCGGCGCTCGGCCGGCGTGCCGACCACGACAGAGACTTCTACGTTGCGCAAGTGCGCCCACTTCTTCGCCTCATCCGGCCAGGTACTCGCGGCCACGCGCAGCGGGGCGAGAACCAGCGCCGGCCCCGGCTCGGTTATCTCAAGGATGTCGAGCGCGGTCAGCGCGGACACGGTCTTGCCCATACCCATGCCGGCCCATACCGCGCCGCGCTGCACGTCGAGAACGTGGTCTATGATGGGCTGCTGGTACTCGCGCGGGGTGAAGTTCTGGCGGGTCATGGTCGGCAATCCATGTACGCCCTTACCCAAGCTTCGGCGGCTTCCGCGTTGATCGCGTTTCCATAGGCGCGCAATCGTCCCACTCGGGCGGGAGCCCCATTAGCCAACGGGAATGTGCCGGGTTCAACTGGCCGCCACTTTCCATCCCGGCAGAAGAGCCAATCAGCATTTCGCCAGAAGCCGTTAACCGGGGCGCTTGATCGCACAATTTCACAGTTCCCGGCAATTTCAAGGATATTTTCCTCGATCCGTCCGGATTCGTCCCGCTGTAGCAGTGCGTGCTCCCGGTCGCGTCGTTCGCCATTGGTGTTGGCCACCCCGTAAACCATACCATTCGGCCCAATAGCGCGTTGATCGGCACGTTCTCGCACTCCGCGCCATCCTTCCAATCCCGAGTTGTCGGCGTCGCCCACGGTGCTAGATTCCAATCTGGCGGGGATGCCTGCATTAGAAACGGTGCATCCCTTAAATCCGCCCTCCAACTTCCTAAGTTGTTCGGGTCGCGCTGCCCATCCGGTTTGAATCTCGGTGCTCGAC